CCCAGTTCACCCCGCCGCTCACGTTCGAGCGGGGCGCCGAGGTAGTCGCCGCCACCGAGGCCCGCCGCATCGACCTCGCCGCGCGCCGCGTCGCCCTCGCCGAGCAGCTCCACCAGGACGCCGAGAAGCTCCGCACCCAACTGTGGGAGCCGTGCGTTCACGGCGCGTTCGGAGGCAAGGAAAACGTCTGGTCACAGGTCGACCTCGACCGCCCCCTGTTCGCCGATCAACGCAACATCCTCGCCGCGACCGGCACCGCGATTCAGCAGTCGCTCAAGTTGCAGCCGGCCGAGGGCCGCGAGGGCACCGACGAGGTGCGCAGCATGCTGGGCACGCTCGGCGAGGTACTGAAACAGGCCGCCGCCGACGTAGACGACGACGGGGCCGCCGACGGGGGGTGAGCGTTGCTCGACCTCGACGCGCTGCCCCTGTCCCGTAAGCAGCTCACCAGCATCGGCCGCGCAACCGCGCGCATCAACATTTGGCACGGGTCCGTCCGGTCCGGCAAGACCATCGCGAGCCTGCTCGCGTTCGTCATAGCCGTTGCCACCGCGGGACCGTCCGGACTGATCATCATCTGTGGCCGGAGTCTCCAGACGATCGAGCGCAACTGTCTCGAACCGTTGCAGGACCGCGCCCTGTTCGGGCCGCTCGCCAAGCACATCGTTCACACCCGCGGCGCCACCACGGCCATCATCCTCGGCCGCACTGTCCACCTGATCGGCGCCGCCGACGCCCGCGCCGAAGGCCGACTCCGCGGCCTCACCGCGCAACTCGCGTACTGCGACGAGGCGACCCTCATGCCCGAGGGTTTCTGGACGCAGCTACTCGCCCGCCTCAGCGTTCCCGGGGCGCGCCTGTTCGCCACGACGAACCCCGACTCGCCGCGCCACTGGTTGAAGGTTGGATACCTCGACCGCGCCGCGGAACTGAACCTGCGAGCCTGGCACTTCAAGCTCGCCGACAACCCGTCACTCTCGCCCGAGTACGTCGCCGACCTCGCCGCCGAGTACGTCGGATTGTGGCGCCGCCGCATGATTGACGGCGCATGGGTCGTTGCCGAGGGCGCCGTCTACGACATGTGGGACGAGGACACCCACGTCGTCACCGAGCTCCCGCCGATGCGCCGCTACTGGGCAGGCATCGACTACGGCACGACCAACGCCACCAGCGTGATCCTGCTCGGCCTCGGAATCGACGACCGTCTGTACGCGTGCGCCGAGTGGCGCCACGACAGCCGCGCCACCCACCGGCAGATGACCGACGCGCAGTACAGCGCCGCGATACGCCAGTGGCTCGCCACGTGGCGGCACCCCGCCGAGCAGGCCGCCGGCGTCACCCCCGAGTGGGTGTTCGTCGACCCGTCCGCCGCGAGCTTCAGTACCCAGCTTTGGCAGGACGGACTACCGGGCCTCGCCCGCGCCAACAACAACGTGCGCGACGGCATCCGATCCGTGGCCGCCGTCCTCGCCGCCGGGCGCCTACTCGTCCACGCATCGTGCGAGGGCCTGCTCGGCGAGATGCCCGGTTACTCATGGGACCCCAAGGCGACCGCCCGCGGCGAGGACGCCCCGATCAAGCAGGACGACCACAGCGCCGACGCGCTGCGCTACGCCGTGCACTCCACCGGGCACGAGTGGCGCCACCTGCTCACCAACCACCAGGAGGTGACCGCGCATGGCACTGCCCGCGGATAACACGGCGTGGCCGCCCCCGGAGTGGTCGGCCCACTACAAGCGCATGGCACTCGACGACGCTTGGTACGCGGGCGACCGGCGCCGCCTGGCCCGGATCTACGGCCACCAGACGCCGCCCGCCGAGCGCAGGTTCAAACTGTGGGGGCGCCGCTCCCAAGAGCACCAGCGCAAGGACCACCGCCTACACGTTCCGTTGCCCGGCGACATCGCCAGCACCAGCGCCGACCTGTTGTTCGCCGAAATGCCCGCCATCAAGGTGAGCGACCAGGCGACACAGGAGCGCCTCGACGACGTCCTCGACCGGGGCCGCATGCAACAGACGTTGCTGGGGGCCGCCGAGCAGGCCGCCGCCCTGTCCGGCGTGTTCCTGCGGACCACGTGGGATCAGTCGCTCGCCGACTACCCGCTCGTCACCGTCATGCAGCCCGACGCCGCCTTCCCCGAGTTCCGATTCGGGATGCTCCGCGCCGTCAATTTCTGGCGCGAGCTGCCCGGAGGCCGCGACGGAGTGACGTTCCGGCACATCGAGCGGCACGAGTCCGGCCGTATCGTGCACGCCCTCTACCAGGGCACCGGCGACAACATCGGCCGCACGGTCCCGCTCACCGAGCACCCGGAAACCGCCGAGCTCGCCGAGAGCCTCAGCGACGACGGACAGTCCATCCCCACCGGGATACGCGAGCTCACCGCGTCCTACGTGCCCAACATGCTGCCCAACAGGCTGCACCGCGGCGCACCGGTCGGACGCTCCGACTACGCCGCCCCGCTTCACGACCTGTTCGACAGCCTCGACATGACGTGGACGAGTTGGATGCGCGACATCCGCCTCGCCCGCGGCCGGCTCATCGTCCCGGACGGATACCTGCGCAACGACGGCCCCGGCAACGGCGCCACGTTCGACGAGGACGCCGAGATCTACGCCGCACTGAAGATTCCGCCCACCGAGGCCGGCGGCACGATCACCCTCGCCCAGTTCGGTATCCGTGTCGCCGAGCACCAGGCCACATGCGAAGCGATCATGCGCCAGGCCGCCCAGTCCGCCGGATACTCGGCCCAGTCCTTCGGCCTCGACGGCGCCGGGCAGCCGATCACCGCCACGGAGTCGGACAGCCGCGACCAGCGGAGCATGGTCACCCGGTCCAAGAAGGCCGGTTACTGGCGGCACGGCATCGCCGAGCAGCTTTACGTACAGCAGTTGCTCGACGTGTCCCTGTTCGGGCAGCGCATCAAGCCCGAGCGCCCGCAGGTCGAGTTCGGAACCGGCGTCGCCGAGTCGATGCAGAGCACGGCAACGACCCTCGACCTGCTCAACCGCGCCGGAGCAGTGTCAGCCCACACCCGAGTGAAGATCCTTCACCCCGAGTGGGACGACGCGAGCGTGCAGGCCGAGGCCGCCGCGATCCTCGCCGAGACCGGAGCAGCAGCACCCGACCCGGTCGGCACGTTCCCGATGTAGCGAGGGGGACCCCGTGGCCATTCACCCCGGCATGGTCGAGGACTTGGCCGCGGGCACGCTCGGCCTGTACCAGCAGGCCGAGGAGCGCCTACTCGGCATCATCGCCCGGCAGCTCGCCGACGGCCTCGACGCCCCAGGGTGGGCCGAGCGGAAGCTGTCCGCCGTGCAGGCCATGCGGCGCGCCTCACAGGGTGTTGTCGACGAGCTCGGCAAGGCGGTGACCCTGGAGGTTTTCGACGTCGTGGCCGAGGCGTACAACGTCGGGCACCGCGCCGCCGCCGCCGAGCTCGGCGCACTGTCCGATGCTTCCCGCCGGCTGGTCGACGACCTCACTCCGAACGCGCAGGCAGTCGACCGCCTCGCCGCCGAGACTGTCGACCTGCTCACCGACCGGCACCGGTCGATTCTGCGCAACGTCGAGGACCGGTACCGCGGAATCGTCGCCGAGGTGACGGCCACACCGTTGCTCGGCACCGGCACCCGCCGCCAGGCCACACAGGACGCAATGCAGCGGTTCGCCGACACCGGCATCCGGTCGTTCACCGACCGCGCCGGCCGAAGGTGGCAGCTCACCTCTTACGCCGAAATGGCGGTCCGTACGTCCGTCGGCCGGGCCGCGACCGAGGCACACATGCGCACGCTCGGCACGGCCGGAGTCGACCTTGTGACCGTCTCGAACGCGCCGCGCGAGTGCCCCCTCTGCCGTCCGTGGGAGGGCAAGGTTCTGTCCATCAGCGCGGGGGGCGAGCGCACGATCGAGGTCGAGCACGCCACCGACGACGGCCGCATGGTCACCGTGCACGTCGCGGGCAGCCTCGACGAGGCCCGCCGCGCAGGGTTGCAGCACCCCAACTGCCGCCACAGCGTGAGCGCGTACACCCCCGGCATCACCCCCGTCGACCAGGCCGAGCCGGACCCGGAAGGCTACGAGGCCGGGCAGCGACAGCGCGCGATCGAGCGGAACATCCGCAAGCACAAGAACCGCGCCGCCGCCGCCACGACCCCCGAGGCGAAGCGGGCCGCGAACGCCAAGGTGCGCCAGCACCAGGCCGCCATGCGCGAGCACCTGACCGCGCACCCCGACCTACGCCGCCTTCCCAAGCGTGAGCAGCCGGGCGCATCCAACCTGCCCGCACCGCGCCGACCCGCCCCCGACGAGGCGCACCAGGCCGCCCGCATCCGATCCGGTGACGCCCGCACCCCATCGGAGATGAGCGACGACGAGCTCACCGCAGCCATGCGGCACGGCGACCTCACACCCCAGGACCGGGCCCGTATCGCCGACGAGGCGGACCGCCGCGACGCCGCCGCCCTGCTCGACCGGGCACGGCCGAACGGCCGCCTCACCGACGACCTCACCGGTTTCTCGGATGCCGAGCTCGGCCGCATCCTCGACCGCGCCGACACCCCCGACGCGCTCCGTATCGCAGGGGAGTTGGACCGCCGCGACGTCGCCGCCCGACTCCCCGGAGTACGCCGCGACCTGCTCGGCCTGTCCGACGACCAGCTCGCCGCACGCGTCCGCGAGGCACTCGCGCACCAGCTCGACGACGTCGCCGACCTCGCCGCCGAGGCGCACCGCCGCGACCTGCTCGCCCGCCACTTCCCCGGCGGGAACCTCGCCGACGACCTCACCGCCATCGGCGACGATGAGCTCGCATGGGCGATGCAGTACGCCGACCGTGACGAGATCTTGCGTATCGCCCGCGAGATGGACCGCCGCGACGCCGTCGACCTACCGGCGCCGGCCGCCACGGGTGACGCCGCCCTCGACATGCTCGCCGACCGTGACGCGCTCGCCGAGGCGATGGGACCGACGCCCGCCCCCGACGGGTGGGGCGCCCTCGCCGACGACGCCGCGTTCACCGACGAGCTCGCGACCGCCATCGCCCAGCAGTCCGAACGCGACGCCGCAGTCGCCGCCGGCGAAGTTCCCGCCCTCACCCGCGCCGAGGCTCGCCAGTTGTACGACGAGTACGTGTACCGGCAGTACCTACAGGCCGAGGACGATCTCCGCGGAGTCCTGCTCAACAAGAAGGCCGCCGCCGCGGGCCGCGGGCCGATCACCCTGTTCTCAGGACCGGCACGCATCGCGTACGCCCACGCGTCCGACGAGCTGAAAGAGTGGTGGGCGAAACACGGCAGGCTCACGCAGGCCGAGTTCATCACCAAGGCCACCGGCCAGGAGCAGCGCTGGGCAAAGAACGCCAGCATCAACGAGGCCGAGCAGCAGCACAAGCGATAGGAGGCGACGCCATGGGCACGCGCGAGGACATCGCACGAGCCGTGACGGAGGGAGCCGAGGCCGGACGCCGAGGCGCCCCCCCGACCGCCTGCCCCTACCGCGACGTACTGCGTACCGCGTGGATCACCGGATACGCGCGCACCGCGCCCTCGCCATCGGCCCAGGCCGAAGACGAGTAGCAGCACCACCGCACCACCCCGAAGGGCCCGCCAGGAGCGGGCCCTTTTTGCGTTGCCCCGACACGCGGAGCGCCAGGCGCGCCCGCCCCCGACACGGCCCAGGAGGCCCCGTCATGTCCGAGTCCGCCCCGTCCGCACCCGCAGTTCCCGCCGCCCCGTCCGCCGCCCCGGCAGTGCCCGCCGCGTCACCCGGCGCCGTTCCGCCCGCCCCGCCCGCGCCGCCTGTACCGGCCGCGCCCGCGGGTGAGCCGCAGGACGTCGCGAGCCTGCCCGCATGGGCGCAGACGCTGATCACCACCACCCGCGCCGAGGCCGCCAATTGGCGCACACGGGCCCAGGGCACCGCCCCGCAGCCCGGAGAGCCCGCCGCACCGCCCGCCCCGCCCGCGCCGCCTGTGGCCCCTGTGACGCCCGAGACCCCGGGCGCCGAGGGCGACGTCGCCCGACTGCCCCAGTGGGCGCAACGCGCCGTCACCGACGGACAGGGAGCCGCCCGGCAGCTCGCCGTACAGGCCGCAGTCATCGCCGCCGCACCGGCCGCCGGGGCGGACATCGCCCGCCTGCTCGACAGCAACAGCGCCATGGCCCAGCTCGCCGCGGTCGACCCCACCAACCCAGCCGCCGTCGCCGCCGCGATCACCGCGGCCCTCACCGCTCAGCCCTACCTCGGCACCGCGGGCATGCCCGCCGGACCGGCCCGGGGCGGAGCCGAGTTCGGCACCCCCGCCTCGACCGAGGTCACCCCCGCCCAGTTCGCCGCCATGGACTACAGCGCCCGCGTGGCGCTGCACCAGTCCGACCCCGCCACCTACCGGCGCCTCGCCGGTTGACCCCGCCCGGCACCGCGCCGGGCAACCCAACGCCCGGCACCGCGCCGGAGATTGTGAGCATCCCGCATGACTCAGACCACCGCCGCCAACGTGATCAACCCCGAGGTCTGGGGCGACATGGCGCAGGCCGCTTTCACCGGTCAGGTGCGCGTCGCCGGATCGGCCGCCGTCGTCGAGGACAACAGCCTTGAGGGCGTGCCCGGCAGCCTGATCCACTTCCCGAAGTGGGGTGCCATCGCCGACCTCGACGACCTCACCGAGGGCACGGCCATGACCCCCGCCGCGATGGCCACCTCGAACAGCACGGCCACGATCAAGGAGGCCGGCAAGGCCGTCGAGATCACCGACAAGGCCCGCCTTGTCTCGCTCGGCGACCCCGAGGCGGAGGCCCGCCGGCAGTTCGGCGTCCTCGCCGCGCGCAAGGTCGACGCCGCGCTCATCACGCAGGCCCAGGCCGACGAGACCGCGCAGGGCGGCAGCACCCCGTACACGTTCACCATCGCCGCGGGTGGCGGAAAGACCAAGCTCACATGGCTCGACTACATCGTGCCGTCGATCGGCCAGTTCGGCGACGAGTGGGAGCCGTCCGACTTCGCGGGCCTGTGGATCAACTCCGCCCAGCTCGGCGACATCTTCGCCGACCCGCAGTTCATCAACGCCGCAACCCTGGGAGCCAACGGCACCCCGGTCACGACCGGTCAGATCGGCTCCGTCGCGGGCGTGCCCGTGCTGGTCACCAACCGGCTCGCCGCGAAGAAGTACCTGATCATGAAGCGCAACGCGCTCGGCCTGCTCTACAAGGCGCGCCCGCTGGTCGAGTCCGACCGCGACATCCTCGCCCGTTCCACCGTCGTCACCACGACCATGCACTACGCCGTCAAGCGCCTCGACGACAAGGGCGTCTGCGTCGGCACCATCGCCGCCACCTGATCGGCCGCCACCCCACCACCCACCAACAGGAAGGGGGGCGCCGCGTGTTGCTGCGCCGCCATCACGACCGTCTCGAAGACGAGTCGCCGCAGACCACAGAGGACGCCCCGGCCACCGCGCCGGGGCGTTCCGCGTCCAAGGCCGATTGGGTCGCGTACGCCGTGACCCGGGGCGCCGAGCAGGACGACGCCGAGCAGCTCACCCGCGATCAGCTCGCCGAGCAGTACGGGGGGTGATCCGGCATGGCCGCCGGCGTCTACGCAACCAGCGCTGACTACACCGATTGGAGCGGCCAGGCCGCCCCGACCGATATCGACCGCCTGCTCGCCCGCGCGTCGGAGGACATCGACGACGCCCTGTTGACCGCCCTCTACTGCACCGACAGCGACGGCATGCCGACCGAGGTCGACGTCATCGACGCACTGCGCGACGCCACGTGTGCGCAGGTCGAGTACCAGCAGGAGACCGGCGACACCGGCACCGGGGCCGCGGGCCGATGGGACAGCGTGTCCCTTGGCCCCGTGTCCCTGTCCGGCCGTAAGGACGCCTCGACCGGGCCGCAGGGCGTCGACCTCGCCCCGCGCGCCGGCCGGGCCCTACGGCGGGCCGGACTCATCCCGGGGGCGATCGGGTGACCGCGCTCCCCGCATGGCTGCTACGCCACACGGTCACCGTCGAGCCGTACCGGGGCAGCGGCGCGTACGGGCCCGTTTACGACGAGCCCGCCGCCGCCGCGGCCCTGGTCGCCGAGACCGTCAAGCACGTGCGCGACGCCACCGGAACCATCGCCGTGTCTACCGCGCAGATCTACGCGGGCCCCGACCTCGACTGCCCGCCCGGGTCCCGCGTGATCCTGCCCGACGGACGGATCACCCGCGTTCTCACCGTCGCCAACCACACCGCGCCGGGCCTGCCCGTGCCTCAATCGACGGAGGTGTACTGCGAGTGAGCCGAGCCCACGTCAGCTACAACGGCGATGCGGCGCTCGCCGCCATCCGGGCCGGAGCGCTGCGGGGCGTACGCCTCGGCGCCGAGCACCTGTTGCAGGTCGCCCGCTCCCGCGTCCCGATCGAGGAGGGCACCCTCGAACGCTCCGGCGTCGTGTCCGTGGACGAGTCCAGCGTCACGGCCGCCGTCAGCTTTGACAGCCCGTACGCGGTGCGCCAACACGAGGAGCTCAACTTCCGGCACGACGCCGGCCGCGAGGCGAAGTACCTCGAAAAGCCCCTGCACGAAGAGAACGGCGTGATTACCGACATCATCGCCGCCGAGGTACGGAGGGCGATCCGGTGACGTTTCTCGTCGACCTGGTCGACGGCCTCGCCCGCCTGCTCGACGCCGAGGACGTCGCCACCTACCGGCCAACTGGCATCTACGTCAGCACCGAGACCGCGATCACGGACACCGCCATGCCGGACAGCCCGGACCGCGCCGTCGTCCTCACCGCATACGACACCGCCGACGACCCGGATCGCACGGACTGCACTGTGTTCGTTCAGGTGCGCACGCGCGCCGGCACCGACCCGCGGGACGTCGCCGCCCTCGACGAGGCCGCGTTCGCCGTACTGCACGGCCTACGCGACCAGCAGTACGGCACGGCCCGCCTCGCCCTGATGAAGCGCGCCAACTCCGCCCCGATGGGTGCCGACGCCACCGTAGAGACCGAGACCGCGCTCGCGCGCCGATACCGCGTAGACGTCGACCTCGGCACCGGCACGCCCACCTGGACGTGGCTGCCCGGCATCAACGACTTCGCCCCGAAGGTCGACCAGACACAGCAGAAGTCCACCACCTACGACGACGACGGATGGACGGACCAGACCGTCACCGAGCTGGCATGGTCGGCCGAGATCACCATGCTGCACCGCTGCCACCCGACCACGGGTGAGTTCAACGCCGCTCAGGAAAAGCTCAGGCTCGCCGCCGAGCAGTTCGCATCCGACGCCAAGGTGCACGTGCGTTGGTACGACAAGGAAGGCCGCGACGAGGCGTACGAGGGTTACGCCCTGGTCCAGTGGGAGCGCGACGGCACCGCTACCGACGACCTCGACTCGATCAAGGTCACGTTGACCGGCAAGGGCAAGCGCGTGTCCATCACCAACCCGCTCGCGGGGAGCTGATAGGCCGTGGCGTTCAAGGCTCTTGGGGAGCTGCTCGACGAGACGCTCGCGCTCCCCGTCAA